TCCTTAGCCATAAGACAACCCGGACGAAGTAGCGCCCCAAGAGCTGATAGATGCTCATTATTGCGGGGCCTAAGTCTCTTGGACCATTGGGACCCAAGCCTGCTCTCAAGTTGGAAAACGCCTTTGGTGATTCCCTGCGACATCATATCCCATGGTAATGAGCAATCGGGAAGATGATTAACATCGACATCTAGGAGAGGTAGCCCGCCCTCGCGGGGGGCGGGACCGATTATGGGCCATTGACACCCGCACGACATCGTGTAAATCACGATATCACCCCTGGGTTTTTGGCGCAAGCGCCCCTGAACTCAACTTTTGTCGCATAGTAACGGTGAACCTTAAGGAACCTCACGATTAAATCTGCGGTTTGTTTAGTGTCCACCATAGCGGAATGAGCGCCCTCTGACGACATGCCGAAGTACTTTCGGAGTGTGTCCATCTTACGGTCCGGAAGCTCGTCGGAGTTTTCAAACCACATCTCCAGCATATCTTCCAAATCATAAATCTTGCGTCGGTGAAACAAGTTTTGATCACCATTTTTATCAACTAGTCCGTACTTGGCACACAACCGACTAAAGATCGGCAGATCAAATAATCGGATGTTTTTGCCTGCTGCGATAGGCGCGCTGGCAAACCCGTTACCCTTGGCGTTAAAGCGTTTGATAAAGCCGGCGAAAGAACGCCATACTGCTTCCTGCTCAGGAGCGTGCTTGAGTTGATCGCGAGTTTTGCCGTTGACGGCCAAGGCCTGATCTTGCAAAAGCGAGAAGTCGGTAGGTTTGCACAGGCTGTAAAAAGTGCCATCTGGCACCGGAGCCAACGTCCGTGGGTTGATAGCTATGGCGGCAATCTCGATCGGCTCTGTTGTGCGCGTATCCAATCCGCCGGTCTCAAAATCGAAGCAAATGATTATGTTAGAATTCACTGGTCATTCTCCTTGTGCATTTCCACCCATAAATTGACCGATACTCCATCTGAACCAATCTTATTATTGAGAACGCAGTAAGGATCTTCAGCGGCAGAGATAAACGCGCTGTCAATCCTGACCTCGCCACCAGCCTTGATGATCAAGGCCTTAATGATGCGACCAAGGTCTTCAGTGATTTTGTTTTTTGCTTCGGACATCTCGGCAAGAGCATCGAGAAGCGCTAGATTGTGCGAGACAACCTTGGACGAAAGGCTAATTTCATCATCTTTATTTTTTTTACTCACCACGCGATTTGCCTCCCTTGAGCAGCGACACTACGCTCTGAATCTTATCCAGGGCCGCAACACCAAGTATGTCGAATTTCACGAATCCCATCGCTTCGAGGTCTACCATCTCAACCCCACAGATTTGCCGTTGCGTGCTCTTGTCGTATACCATAGGACAACAGTCAGTCAAAGATCTAGGGGCAATTACAACTCCCGCAGCATGCTTGCCTTGATTACGCTTGGTTCCTTCTAGCCTGATGGCCTGGGCGAACTCTGTCGCTAGGGGTCCTTCTAACGTCCCGTCTTCGAGCAATCGGCACCAAGGAGCTAAGCCCTTAGAGTTATTCTCTAGCGCCCACTGAATGATAGAAGCCTCCCCTGTGTCCTCGCGCATTTCTTGTAATTCGTCAGCGATAGCAGCCTCGTCGGGAATGTGATCGGTGATACAGTTAACCTCGTCGAATGTCCCTTTTTCGTGAACTTTCATCACATCTTTGATTGCTGCTCGCCCTTGCAATCGGCTGAACGTGACCATCTGTGCAACTTTATCGTTGCCATATAGATCCCTCATGTGGTGAACCACTTCGTCCCTATGGGAGATGGGGAAATCGCAGTCGATATCCGGCAAGCTTACGCGGCCCGGCTGGTTGCGACCGGCGTTATAAAATCGCTCGAACAGAAGTCTGTATTTGACCGGATCGACATTAGTAATGTTCAGGAGGTAGGAGATGAGACAACCTGCCCCGGATCCACGCCCTTTCCCTACAAGCCACCCATTCGACCTGGCCCACCCGCAATACTCGCCGACTATCAGGAAGTAGGGTGATAATCCTGCCTCCATGATGACTGCCAGCTCCATGTTGACGCGATCTCCATAGGTCTGGTAATCGGAGGACCCTCGTTCGATCCATGGTAACTTCTTTCTCCAACCCTCCCTACATAGTTGGCGCAAGTGATCATCAGCAGTGACTCCTTTAGGGCAGGCAAACTCAGGAAGCTGAGGACTACCTAGAACATTGACGTCCCCGCACAAATCAGCGATCACAAGAGAGGATTCGATTTCCTCGGGCTGATGCAAAGCCTGAATTTCTTGCAGCGATGGAATGTGGTATCGATTAGAACGGAAAAATGCGCCGAGAGAACTATCTTCATCCTTGGCAAGCGCCGAACGAATAGACGGCAGCGTGCTTTGCAAAGAGATAGCCATGAGAACGCGTTGATCGCTGGCATCCTCGCGGGTTGGATAATGCGCGTCTGGCGTAGCTAATGTCTTGAGATTATGTTTTTTAGCAAAGCATCTTAGGGCTTTGACTGCAACAGCGGCTGCTGGCAAATTATCTTGATCAATAGCCTGAATTTCCACCCAAAAGTTTTCGGGGCCAAACGCTACTTGATACTGTCTCGAGACAGCCAAAAGCCTAGATTCCCAATCTGAGGGAACCAGGTTGCGAGCTTCTTCGTAGGTGTGCGCTTCATATGCCTTGCGCGCATCAGAAAACAGAGCGTTGCATAGGTCACTGCCGGGGTGCCCTGAGAAAGCGATCCCATGCCCACCCATCAACCGTCCCAAACTTGGCAAATCCAGCCGCGGCTTCTTATAGAAGTTGTCAGGGTTGTTACTAGAAGATGACGCGCGGACTAACCGCTTCCACCCTTCGTCGCCCTTCGCTAACACGCATACTCTTGAGTGAATGCCGTTTTCCTGATTTTTTAATCTCGAGTCTTGCTGCGACAAGTAAAATTCGCAGCCGAGAATCGGCTTGATATTTTTCTTGCGTAAAGCTTTAGAAAAGTTGATCGTGCCAGACAGAGTGCCGTGGTCTGTAATCGCACAGGCCTTATAGCCCAAGGCTTCACATCGAGCAGCCACTGCCTCTGGTTTTGAAAGCCCTTTTAGTAGGCTATAATGAGTATGAACATGCAACGGAACCCATGCTGACATCACGCCCCGCCCTTTCGCAGCCAAAATATAGCCAAGAAATTTTGCTCAAAGTCATCAGTCACGACAAGCAATAAGATCGTAGTATGATTCGCTCAATATGTCTGCTCCTACATTAGAATTTTTTACATAGTCGCTAAATTTTTTAAGTCTAACGATTGACGTCGGCGCAGGGCGATGGCCCCGGCTGTAAAGTCAGCCAGGACCCCGACCAAATCAAGATAACAAACAAGCTGAGTGCTCAACGGTTGTCTCCACTCCCGCCTAAGGCGCCACGGCGCTGGCGAGAGAGTAGCTTTTCAAGATTCCCGCGAGCAACATTATCCAGAGATACTTTCAGGTCTTTGGCGATAGCAGCCACATACCAAAGAACATCGCCTAATTCATCGATCAAAACCTTTTTCTTATCGTCGCTCAGCACTCCGCCGTCATCACGGATGATCTTCTTAACCTTGTTGCAAATTTCTCCTGCTTCCCCAGCCAATCCCAGAGTCGGATAGGTCAAAGACGCACTATCTGGATAAATAGCTGTGGTATTAGCCTCAAACTGGTACTCGTTCAAAGTCATGGGGCCTCCTTAAGTTCGTCCTGTGGTGCGGCATAAGTGGGGCCGTGACCCAAATCGGTTAGACGCTCCGGACGTAAGAGGTCTTCCCGACTCAAAAACCCCCGAAACTCATAAGGCCCGGGGAATTCGCCCACGATAAGCGAATACGACTGCAATTTCTCGCACTTATCTAACTTTCCGGGCACGGCCAACAATCGACCAGAACGATATTTGGTCGCTTTCACGTCGACGGTTGTCCCATCGTGAAGTACAGCATCGTACATTGGCCTGTCTTCCAGTTGAAGATCAGGATAAACATTGTACATCTTACAAAAAGCAATCTCAGCAGCAATTCCTTCTAGGTCGGTGGTCTCGCAGTCTTGTGGACCGACCTTCATGTCTTTGGTATTGACCTGCCTATTTTTTGCATAACGTGCCTGTGCCAAATATTTTGCCAGCCTTTGTTCGGCGTTGTTCAACACAATCTTTGTTCCGATTTTAACAGTTTGAATCACTGTGGGTCTCCTAAGAATATAGGGGCGTCCGTATTACCATCAAGGCGTTCCGTCCTACCACCTCCTGAGCCGTAGCCAGCCCAAGGTTCACCTTTAGCATATTTGGCGATAACTCGACCCAAATCAAGCTGAATCAGTTCCTGTCGATAGTGCTCGCATGTTGACAGCCCCGAATCGGAATGTTGGTCGTCATAAAAGTGGCAGAGGCGTCGGCATTTCCAGTTATTGGGGTCTCGGTCAAGAATGCGATTAGGGAAATTATCCGAGCGAATCTTCTCAAACTCGCAACGGATCATGGAAAGAGTCTCGGGCAGATCGGATCTCTGATAGCACAGGCTGTACGGTCCTCCATCCTGAATAAAATAGATTGTCATTAAGATGTCATCATCGGGATACAAGTGGCAAAGAGCGAAGTGATACAAACGCAACTGGAAGTCTTCCTGCATGTCCTCGTACTCTTTTGTCTTGTCCTTTATCCAGCAGCGACGTTTTCCGGTCTTCCAGTCGATGTATTCGATAAGCCCAGGTCTCACGCGGGTGACGAGATCCATTGTCCCGCGCAGGACCAGTCTCCCTTCATATCGGCGACCATCGGGCAGATCGTAGTTGTACTTGGCCCAGTCTTCCTCAAGTTCGATCTCGAAATACTGCTCCGGCATGACCACGTCGCGTTTGACGGGGGAGAACATGCCGTCGTTAAATAGAAGAACGTCCCAGGTCCAATTAAAACATTTTTGAAAGTCGCCTTTGGTCCATGGGTGAATAGTGCGTTCGGGATGAGTATAGTGGTCCCATCCAGCCTGGACAGCCATTTCTGGGGTAAAGGTTGCGGTAGAAAACTCTCTTTCCACTTCTGGGTCCGAGAAGGTCTTGTCGCGATTCTGTTGAGCAAGCTTTTTGCGAGCTAGCAACTCCAGAGCTTTATGAACAATATTACCTGATTCGGCCTTTTTCCCCGACGGTTCTTTTAGACCGAGATTGCTGGTGATAAAGAATTTGTGCGGGCACCAGCCGTAACTCCCTACGGAACTGGACCGCAGGAATGTTACGATAATTGCGATGACTCCTTGAGATATTTGATGATAGCATCAAGCTGCTCCATCTTTGTCATAAAAGTATTGTCGATGACTGCGTCGAAAGAATAGCCATTCAATGAGTTTTCCGAAGAATGGTCGTCGATCTTTGGGTCGCCACTCCTTGTCAACAGAACAATTTTACCTCCGCGTTTCCGAATAGCGTCGCATTCATTTGGAAACCTAAGATCTGCGACGACAGCCAAGTAATCGATAGCAATTGACCGCTCTTCATCTGAGGCAATCTTTTTCATCGTGGCATGGACATGGATCATGGGATCCATGGTTCGACAAATCTCCGTGCCAAAATACTGTAGAAATTCGCGCCCAGTCATTCTTCTGTTACTTGGAGGTTTTGGTTCGACCATTATGCTGTAAGTAGGCATCTGTCCCCAAGCATAGGGGATGGGAGATTCTTTTTGCTCCTGAGTACCATAAACAGATGCGTGGTTCAGACCAAAGAAATTAATCGAAAGATCTTTCATGGGGTCTGCCATGTGGTAGACAGCGCCGTCTTTTATTAGGCTCTCTGGATTCAACCACCACTGAAGGAGCGACGACGCCAATGTATCTTTACCCGACCCTTTGCGACCGGCGATACCGAGCAAAATCATCTCAACCCCTCCAAAATTTTCTTGAGTTCCTGCGTG